ATTTCACCGCAAAGCTGCTGAATTTTTTCCATTTCCTCACGCTTTGCATAATTTGTTATTTCAGAGGATATTGTCAAATATTTTTCATCAAATTTAATCAGCATATTTAAACCTCCCTTTAAATCATCTTGCTTACCAAAGTTACCAGTGCCAAAACCAAGCCCATCAAAAAGATAAAATGTACCATTAGCTTAAAAATATCTTTTTTCATATTGCACCGTTGGAGTTTTTCATGTATTATTACTGATAGAAGGTTGGGGCTTTCGCCCCTCCCTCTATGTAATGATTTTGATTAGGATTAAAGCCCATCCTACCAATGAGATTATCCTAATCATGAGCTTTTCAAGTTGTTCCACCAGCTTGATTAGCTCTTTTATTTTGTCCTCCAACGTGTCACCTCCTTTCTATGGTTTTATTATACACTAATTCGTTTATAACGTCAACACTATTTTTATTATTTTATAAAATATTCTTTTATTTTATATTTATTATATTGATTTTATAAATTTTTTGATATATAATAATTGAAAAGGAGGTGATTAAATATGGCACTTAGCGAAAAAATCAGAATCATTTTAGTAAAAAGAGGGAACCTATCCGAAGCTGAATTAGCTAGACGGATGAATATAAGCCCTCAAAATCTTCATAACAAAATGAAACGAGATAATTTTACCGAAAACGACTTATCCGAAATCGCAAAAGCACTTGATTGCACCTATAATGCAACTTTTACTTTTAATGATACAGGTGAGGTGATTTGATGAAACACAATCTTAGTAAAACTCGCCTGTATTCTATTTACTCAGGCATAAAACAGCGCTGCTACAACCCCAATAACCAACATTATAAATGGTATGGGGAGAGGGGCATTGCTCTCTGCAATGAATGGTCAAACGAAAACGGGTTGCAAAACTTCATAGAATGGTCATTAAATAACGGCTATGAAGAAAACCTCTCTATTGACCGTATAGACCCTGATAAAAACTATTCGCCCGATAACTGCAGATGGGTTACTCCATCTGTTAATTCCATGCTCGCCCATCCAAAAATATTTTCCCATGTTTACGAAAACACTGAGCAAATCATTCTTGAAATCAGAAAACTCATGCTGGAAGAAAAAATATCTCAGCGCCAAATTGCAGAAAGCTTAGGAATTACACCTCAAGGATT